GCCTTCTATTACTTCTGTCACTTCTTTTTACAATCGTCAGATCTTCGTGAAGTGGAGAGAGCGTGTTGGCCTTGAAGAAGCAAATCGTATTACTAAAAGAGCAACTGCAAGAGGAACTGACTTTCACCAAGTCTGTCAGGATTATCTTGAGAATAAAGAACTAAACTGGGATGATTACCAACCCATGACAAAGTTTATGTTTCATCATTTGAAACCTGAACTTGATAAGATAAATAATATTCATGCAATTGAAAGAACTTTATACTCTGAGTACTTTGGGCTTGCTGGACGAGTAGATTGTATCGCAGAGTATGATGGAGAACTTGCGGTTATTGACTTCAAGACCTCTGAAAAAATTAAACCAGAAGAATGGATTGAAAATTATTTCGTTCAGGAGATGTTCTATGCATCTGCCTATTATGAAATGACTCAAATTCCAATTAAAAAGTTAATAACATTGATGGTTACTCCTGGTGGAGAAGTTAAAGTATTTGACAAAAGAAACAAAGACGATTATATTAAACTATTAGTTCGTTATATTAAAGAATTTGTACATCACAATACTGGGACAACGAATGGAGAATGAATTAGAAAAGGTATTAGAGAGTAAATTTTTCTGCCCTTCTCGTTTCGCTCAAGAAATTGAAAATCTTGTTCATAGTGAAGAGAAGATGAGCTACATCGATGCGATTATTCTTTTTTGCGAGAAGAATAACATCGATGTTGAGTCTGTACCTAAACTGATTTCAAAACCATTGAAAGAAAAAATTAAGTATGAAGCTATGGAACTTAACTTCCTCAAAAAGACTTCCAGAGCAAAATTGGTATTTTAATCCATTTTTGGTCGAAAAAAACTCCGGCAAAAAATTCCCTATATTACTTTTTTGAATGATGCCTTTTGATGCCTATAAATGTTATTTATCTTTAAAGAATCATTTCACTAAAGACAGTTATGACTACCATAAGTATTGTGGTAAGAGTCGTGCAACTGTTCAATCTTTTTATAAGAGAAAAGATCGAATGTGGTTCGAAAAAGTTGCACGACAAAAGACCGACAAGGAAGTGATAGATTTTTTTGTAGCCAATTTCGTTTCCTGCAATGATCCAGAAACCCTTTGGATTGGGGAAATGATCAAAGAAGGTGAAGTAAGATATCAAAATTGGCAAAAGAAAATCCAATCACTTTCTTATATTTTTAAGGAAGAATCTCAAAGTCTCTTTGAAGAGAACAAATTTGAGGATGTTTTTAAGTGTTCAAAAGGACATCCCATTCTTCTCAAGAAGTTCCTGAACGGTAAAATTAGCCTGGAAACATTAGTCATCTACGATAGAATTTTCCTGTTTGGGAATACGTTTGATAAGAAACTTCAAGACCCGGTGTGGCAAACCGTCAGTCGTAGGATTAAAAAATATAATCCGTTTCTAAATATTGATGTATTTCGTTTTCGTAAAATTTTGAAAGAAATCGTTCTGGAGGGTTCATGACTTTCTTCAAATCTGAAGTTGTCCGCGCAGAGATGACTGAAATTGCGGAACTGCAAGAAGAAGTTTATTCAAACGTCTTCAAATTTCCTGCAATGTCGAAAGAAGAAAAGCTTGAACATGTTGGTCTTTTGGAAAGACTTTTAGATAAACAAAAAGTTCTTTATACAAGAATGAGTTTGTCTGATGATCCAGAAGCTAAAGAAATGAAAGAAAGAATTATGCAATCTGCGATCATGATGGGTATGCCTCCTGGCACTGATATGAGCATCATTTTGAACAACATGTCCAGAATGCTTGAATTGATGAAAACCCAGATTGACAAGACGGGTTCCGACCTGTAGAATAACGAAGTACACAAAAGCCAAATCCGTACAAATCCGAGGTAATCTAATGTCTTTTGCTGATCTTAAAAAACAATCTTCTCTTGGTTCTCTTACTCAGAAACTGGTTAAAGAAGTAGAGAAGATGAGTTCAAACTCCAATGGCGCAGATGAGCGTCTTTGGAAACCCGAAATGGATAAAACTGGCAATGGTTATGCCGTAATCCGTTTCCTGCCTGCACCAGAGGGTGAAGAACTTCCCTGGGTAAAGATGTATTCACATGCTTTCCAAGGTCCTGGTGGTTGGTATATTGAAAACAGCCTTACTACTTTGGGTCAAAAAGATCCTGTTTCTGAACACAATCGTGAACTGTGGAACAGTGGTAGTGAGAAAGATAAGGAAACTGTTCGTAAACAAAAGCGTAAACTGTCTTATTACAGTAACATCTACGTTGTGAAGGATCCTGCAAATCCTGCAAATGAAGGTAAAGTCTTCCTGTTCAAGTATGGCAAAAAGATCTTTGACAAGATCATGGAAGCTATGCAACCTGAGTTTGAAGATGAAACTCCTATCAATCCTTTTGACTTCTGGCAAGGTGCTAACTTCAAACTGAAGTTGGTGAAAAAGGATGGTTATTGGAATTACGACAAGTCCGAGTTTGATCGTGTCGCTCCTCTCCTGGACGATGATGATGCTCTGGAAGCAGTTTGGAAGAAGCAATATTCTCTGTCTGCAGTAACTGCTCCAGACCAATTCAAGTCTTATGAAGATCTTGAAAAGCGTCTGAAGTATGTTCTTGGTCAAAAACCTGCAGCACGTCCTCGTCTTGATGAAGAAGTTGACGATGAAGATAATGATCGTGGTAGTTATACTCCCGATTTTACTTCTCGTCGCTCTGAGCCTGAACTTCCTGTTGTAACTTCAAGTTCCGTTGATGAAGATGAAGATGATGCTCTTTCTTATTTCCAGCGTCTTGCTGAAGAGTGATTATGAATAAAGTCTGATATTATCAGCAGTTTTAAGGGTCTCAGTCTTATATTGACTGGACCCTTCTTTATATGGCATAATTTCCTTCATATCATTTAGTACAACGTTTAGATATGATGGTTTTAGAACGTATATATTTCTCTTATTATTTTCTAGTTCTTCTTCATATTCGTAGTTTGTCACTGGAATTGAAAGATTTGATGTTGTAATTTGTTGATCTATAAAATAATCGTAATAACTTACAAAATAACGTTCATTTACACGTAAACCTGCAGGAACAATAACTACACCTTGACTGTTTTTAGCTTCTTCAGTGACATAATGATGAATTCCATTGTAGATTGTATCATAGTCCCCATACTTATCAATTAAGAATCTATCAAAATTATCTTGAGTGAGAGGCCATTCTGTTTGAATATTGACAATATTATTAGATAGCAAAACTATCCAATCTAATGTAGAGTCATTGTAAATTTCAAAGGCAACATTATCTGGGCGATCATTACCTTTAATCTGATATTTTTCAAAGAATGCTAGATTTTGAAAAATATCATCGCGCAGTTTTCCTTTTTTAAAAAGATTCTTTAATGGTAAGTAATCTCCTATCTTAGCATCAGGAAGAACGCTAACATACTCAAAATTTGGGACTTGGCGAAAGTAACTTGGCATTTTAGTAACCTACATTATTGTTATCATCACCATAGTCATCATCAAATAGTGGGACTAGTTCTTGGAACTGAAGGGTCAACTCATATGATGTCATTGAAGGCTCATTTGCCCCAAAAGTCATATAATTTCCATCTGGTGTGTAATTGACATTGCATGAGGTCAGAGCACACTCTTTGAATTTATTTAAGTATGGATGTTGTTTATTTGATGAAAGATAAGAAATTGCAAAAGTGTGAGGTGCCTGTAGTAATAAAGCAGCAGTAGACCTCTTAGTTGACATTGCTTGCTTAAAATAGCGAAGTATTTTTCTAACAACTATTGCTTCTTGTTCGCTTCTTGGAGATAATCTAAAAGTAAATCCAAAACTTCTTAGTTGTGGTCCATTAAACAGCAATTCCATATTTGGATTCAAAACAGCACCATATTGTCTTTGAAGAATTCCAGCATTTTGACCAAGTGCTGCTTGCGTGAATTTTGATGCAGCTGCAATTTGAAAATCTGGAGCATTTTTGGAAGCATTTTCAAATTCAGATTTTGCAGCCTCTGCTCCTGCTGGGCCTCCACCTGCTATTGCAGATTGTGCAACATTTGCAAGACCTCTGGTAATTTCATCTAGAGAATTTGAAGACCAATCAACTGTGTTTGAGTCTGATATTCCTCCAGGTATTGGAAGTGTAATTGTTGTAAGAACTTCTCTTTTATTTTTTCCCTCTTCTGTCATTATTTCAGGAATTCCTGAATTTACAGCAACTCTACGTTCTTTTCTAGCAGCCTCATCTAACCCTAATCCAGATGCAGAATATTTAACTACTGAAAATTTTATGCAATCTTGATGTTCTAATCTTAATCCAATTGGGTATACCAAACTTTGATCATAATTTGTTCTTGATTTAACCTCTTTTAAAGCATCTTTAAGAAGTTTATCCGACTGTTGATCTTTTCCTTCGGATGGTTTTGAATTTCCAGAAGTACCATCAGTTCCACCTGGAGTATTTGCTTTATTTGGAGATATTAGTTTATTTGCTGTTGCTTGTGCTGCTTCTGGAGATCCACCTGCTGCCTGAACTCCTCTAGAAACAGCTTCTGTTGCTTTGTTTTTTATTTCTTTAATATTATTTGCATCAGATAATGCTTTCCTTTCAATATTTGTTAGATTTGCGTTTGGATCTGGAGTGAATTTATTAGTTTTTGTATTGATTGTTCCTAGACTTTGATATTGATTTAAAACACCTAGTCTGTAAATTTGAGTTACTCCCGTTGTTGAATTTACGACAGGAGACAAAACTCCATCAACACCTTTTATAGTGAATGGATTTTTACCAGGTTCTCCGTATGTTCCCGCTGCCATTAGATAAGGAGTTTTTATTTATTTAGACGGAATTTTGCATAAGGTATATTTAACATCTCATCAAGTTCTTCATATTTTACAACATGTAGTTTTCCAATAACTTCTTCCCAGGTATATTGTCTACCTTCTCTCCAGTGAAAATTAATTGCTTTAAACCCCCATCTTTCTAAAGATGTACATGCAATGAGTGGATGTTGATCATATTCAATATCAGGAGTTTTGGGACTATACACAAATGTATAGAATTTCCCAGGTTCTGGATATAAAACTTCTTCTTTTAAAGTTTCCATAATAATCACCATCAAATCTTCAGGATCACTTGTTTGGGCAGTATCAATTCTCTTTTTCAATTCTCTCATTCTTGGGGGAATTATATCCTTAGTATATTTGCCAAAACCTTCTGCCATTATTTGATACCTAATTCGTCTTCTGTGATGATTTTAAATTCTATCATTCTATCATCACAAAATTCTTTTGCTGCTTTCCATTTTGCTTGATTAACAGCATAAGTTGTGCATTCGTGAAGGTATGATTTAGTAACCTTTGTTTTTTTAACAGGAGCTTTGGTTTGTTTTTTTGGTTTTACTTCTATCACATAAGTTTTGATTTGCCCATTACTTTCCTTCACTTTGATAATAAAGTCTGGAAAATATCTATGAACTCTATTATCAACTGGAGAGACATAAGGTATCCAGAACTCTTCGCTTCCCCATTCCAATATACTCTCATTTAGGTCACACCAATGGCAGAATCTTCTTTCCCAACTACTTCTGCAGATAATATTATCGGGATTTCCTTTATATTTGTTTGGATATGATGGTTTGTATTTACTTTTAAGACTTTCTGCCATACATAATATATAAGGTAAAAATTATTTATAAATGCCAAGTAAAAGAACAGTTTCTGAAATTAAAGCAAACTTATTGAGACCTGCTTTAACTTCTCATTTTGAAGTTGAGATTGGAATTCCACCTGGAAATGCTTTTACGGACTTTTTAAGACTTAACGGTGTTCCTTGGAATGATGCAACAGTAAACAAACTTTATTTAATGTGTTCAGAAGCAGTTCTTCCTGGTTCTAGTTTGGCAACTCATGAGATTAATAATGACTTTACCGGAGTTACTGAAAGACACGTATATAGAAGAATATATGACGATCGAATCGATCTTACCTTTTATGTAGACGCAGAAAATTATTTTCCAATTAGATTTTTTGAAACTTGGATTAAGTATATTGTAGACGAAGGTATATCCCCTCAACCTGAAAGAGGTGGAATTGGATCCAAAAATCCAAATTATTTCTATAGAGGAAGATACCCAGAGGGTGATGGAAAAGGTAATAAAGGGTATGTTGCTGAGGGATTAAAAGTTATCAAATTTGAAAGAGATTATAAACAAAAACTGGAATATGATTTTATAAGATCATATCCAATTAGTATAACATCGATGCCAGTTTCTTACGATTCTTCATCTTTACTTAAATGTACAGTATCAATGTCATACATTAGATATGTTTTGATTCCAGGAGTTAATCAGACTCAATCACCAACACCAACACCAAAAGAACAATCATACTTCAACCAGGCTCAAGACTACTTCTTAAATCCACAATTTGGAGTTGAGGGTCCTCAAGGAACTCCAAAGGGTCCAAATGATTTCTTAAATATTGGTAGTCCTGCATTAGACCAATTTGGAGTTAGAGATCAACTTGGTAGAGGTGCTGCTGGTACAATAGGTGCAAATATTCTTGCGTAAATAGCAATAAATAATCACATCTGAATTTAATATAGGATATTATGCCTTTACCAAAGATTGCAACGCCAACATATGAACTTGAATTGCCATCAACAGGAGAAACAATTCAATATAGACCTTTTCTTGTTAAGGAAGAAAAACTTCTTGTAATCGCACTAGAATCTGAGGATACTAAACAGATTACTACTGCAATCAAGTCAGTTATTAAAAATTGTATTCAATCAAAAGGAATTAAAGTAGAATCTCTTCCAACTTTTGATATTGAATATCTGTTCTTAAACATTCGCGGAAAATCAGTCGGAGAAGAACTTGAGGTTAATATTATTTGTCCAGATGATGAAGAGACCACAACTTCAGTTACAATCAATTTAGACGACATTAAAGTTCAGAAGAACGAAAATCATACAAATAAAATTAAAGTTGATCCAAAGATCATGATGGAAATGAAGTATCCATCATTGGATCAATTTATTAAAAATAACTTTGATCTGAATGATGCAAGTGCAATGGATCAATCATTTGATCTGATTGCATCATGTATTGATAAAATATATACAGAAGATGAAGTTTGGTCGGCTGCTGACGTTACTAAAAAAGAGTTGAATGAATTTTTGGAGCAAATGAATTCATCTCAATTCAAAGAAATTGAAAAATTCTTTGAATCTATGCCAAGACTTTCTCATAAAATTAAGGTAACAAATCCAAAGACAGAAGTTGAAAGTGAGGTAGTTCTAGAAGGGTTAGCATCTTTTTTCGCATAGCCCTGGTCCATATGGACCTTGAAAACTATTTTCGACTTAATTTTGCCTTGATGCAGTACCATAAATATTCTTTGACAGAGATTGAAAATTTGATGCCTTGGGAACGTGATATTTACGTCGCTTTATTAGAACAACATCTCGAAGAAGAAAAATTAAAGCAACAACAAGCAAATGGCAGTCAGTTCTTCTAAAAATTTATTACCTCCAGGTAAAACGAAGGGTGGGACTGCACTTGTCAGTGAAAAGATAGATGAAAGAATACTTAGGTTAATTGGTCAAGAAGAAGTTTTTGATATTGATTATGATACATATGCGTCTCTATTAAGAGAAGCAATGATAAGAGGTAGGATGTCTAAAACATCAATACCGACAGAAGAGATTGAGTTAGTTACAAATGAGTGGAAAAGAGTAAAGGGAAAGAAAGGAAGATTTAAAGTTAAAAAAATTAGTGCCGAAAGCCTTAAAAAAGGAAGTTCTATCGGAATCAATTTTTTAAAACAAAAAAGACTTGCTCCAGTAAAACCACGTTCTCTTTTACCATCAATAGAAAAGTTAAAAGAGAAAAATGATGCACAAGAAATTATTGGTCTTCTTGGAGAAATAATTAAGAGTTTAACTCTTTCAAATAAGAATAAGAAAAATGCAGATGAAAAGAAAAGAAAGTCTGAAGAAGCAGAAAAAAGAGGTCTAGCAGAATCTGCACTTGAAAAAGGATTCAAAGGCGCAATAAAAGTTGCTGAAAAAATTATTGCGCCAATAAAATCATTACTAAGTAGAATTCTTGATTACTTCACTGCAATTTTCTTGGGAAGAGTTGTTATTAAACTCCTTGAGTGGTTTTCAAATCCAGATAATGTTGAAAAAATAAAGTCAATTGGAAGATTTCTTGGTGATCATTGGCCAAAACTCTTAGCACTTTATTTAAGGTTTGGTACTGGATTTGGTAGATTTGTTGGAAAATTTACCAATTTAATATTCTTAGGGACAAGAAAATTACTTCAAGTTGTTGCTAGCATAGTTGGTGCAAAGGGAGCAGCAAGATTTTTAGGTGGTAGAGGAGGTAAACTAGTTCAGGCAGGACTGCAAGTTGCAACTACTGTTGGGACCACTATGGCCTTAAGTAGTGGTATTGAGAACTTTGAAGGTCTCGGCAGTATAGGAAAAGAAAAGGAACAAAAGACTCCTGGATACTCTGGTGGTGGACTATCAAACCTTAAAAATTTATTTGGATTTTTTGGTGGAGGCCCTGGAGTTGTTAGTGGTCAAAAGGGAGTTGATAAAGTTCCAGCGATGTTGAGTGATGGTGAATTTGTAATGTCTCGTGGTGCCGTACAAAAATATGGTGTTGACACATTAGAGTCTATGAATGCTGCTGCAGGTGGCACAAATAGGCCTAGGATGATTAGAGGTACAACATATGC